AATATCGAATGAAAGTAGCAAAGACAATTCTAGCACAATTAGGCGGAAATAAATTTTGTGCAATGACAGGAGCCAAGGATCTTGTTGTAGGCGATAGGTCTTTGTCAATGAGTCTTGGCCGAAACAGTTCAAATTCAAACTATTTGAAAATTACATTGGACCCGTATGATTTGTATGAAATGGAATTTTGTAAACTTGGTAGATACGGAGACAAGAAATCTGTTAAAACTTATGACATGTTACCGTGGAGTTGTTTGACAGAGATATTCACAAAACATACTGGAATGTATACAAGTTTAGGAACTCTTGATGCAGCAAAAACTGTAAAATATTTTGAATAAACACTTGACTTTCCGGTGAGGATTTGATATAATAGTCCTGTAACAATGAGAGAGGAAATAATTATGGAAAATAACGAAACATACTACATTGCAAGATTGACTAAGAAAGGTAAATTCCTTTCATCAGAAATACATGAGACATTAGAGGCAGCAAGACTGTGGGCAATGAAAGAAACCAAGTTATTAGTCTCAGATACTTTTCTGAAAAAATGTAAAGCTGATGATGTTGTTGTTGAAATTGATAAGTACTTTTTGGCATACGAAATTGATTCAGAAGAATTATTTAAAAATGGAGTGAGAGTATAATGAGAAGAGAAAAAATTGATTTAAGTTTAAACCGCTCTCTACAAGAATTAGAAGATTCTTATTGGGAGTTTATTGATGTGACCGAAGGTGAAGACTCTGCTATATGGAGTGAAACAGTTCAAGAGAACTTTTCTGCACTTGAGGGATACCTTATGAGACAGGATAGATTATGAGAATGGAAATTGAAAAAGTTTTAGAAGCAATGAAGGCTGATTATAAAGATTGGTCAGATCGTTGTGCAAATGGAGACGAAAGCAGAGCGATAAATACAACTATGTACGAAGAATATTGTGATGGCCTTGAAGTTTCAGAAGGTAGTCGGTATTGGAAAATTACTGGTAAAAGTGGATCGAGTAGAGCAGTTAAAGGTTTTATCGTAAAAGCTGGAGACAAAAAATTCCGAGAAGGTGATATGTTGAAAGCCGCCGGATGGAATGCACCAGCTAGAAACTTTGCTAGAGGAAATGTTTTTGAAGAAAGAGGAAAAGTCCGTTGGACTGGAATTGGCTAATATGATTATGAGTACAAAAATTATCGGAATTAGTTTATTAGTTTTAATGTTAATTACTTATATTTCCTTTTTTTCTGGATTAAGTTTTTTACATTCAGACTTTCTAGAACTTTTAAGATATTTGAATTTACCAGAAAGTGTCTGGCATTTTTTAGACACTTATTTATATAACGGAGCATTGTAATTTTTAAAATGTGAAAAAAACCTAAGCATTCTGAGTAGGTGGATGGTGATTTGGATCAGAGATGGTATCCGTTCGTAGACGGCTCTATCAGGGTAACTCCCCCTAGTTGACTCTGAGGTAGGAATGTTATGTGTGAATGTTGCGATTAAGTCCCTGTCATTTCAGGATGATATTCAATCGCACACTTAGAATGGCGATGACGATTCGTGAGAAGTTCGCAGGCCCAATATTTTATGTGTCGAAGTACAAGGACACTAACATGGTTTTTTCACACTCACTTTATTATAGAGAAATAAAATGGCGAAGAAAAAAACAGTAGTGAAAAGAGAACCACTTAAGATTAAAAAAACTCGTAAAATATCAGAAGAACATAAAGAGAAGTTACGAGTAAGACTAGCCGAAATGAGAGCAAAGAAAAAACCGGCAGAGTATAAAAATATAGCAAAGTCTGTTCTCGCAAAACCCGATGATGATAAACTATCTTTGAAAAATGTTAAAGCATGGATTAAAGAAACTAAAGAAGCAGTATCATCGCACTCTTCAAATTCAAGAGGTCGTGGTTTGACACCGCAAGTAAAACAACGTGAATTGAATTTAGCAGATAGTAAAAAAGCCTATATTAGATATATGGAACATTATCTTAGAACCGGTGATTGGATTTCTGATTTTATGGGGCCACAAGAAAATGAAAGAACTACATGGAAATGTGTAGCTATGGCATATCATTCAGATGGTACTCCTAAACGTTCAGTAGGTGTATTTTATCCAGATATTAATATGGTATGGAAACAAGATATGATTGAAGCAAATTATGTACCTGTGGAAAACATTGCAATTACAGATAAACAATTTACGGCAAACTTATGATTTGTGGATATTGTTATAGATCAGGAATTCCAGAAAAACATGATGTCAGTCATTGGTGGAATTGTCCACCAGATACAGATTATGTTTGCTCGGATGATTGTTATAATAAACTAGAAAAACTTGTCAAAGATAGAACTTGGATGGATCACAAACCAGAAGCTATCTTTGGTAAGAAGAAACGTAAACTTAGCCCTAGTTTTGATAAACCTTCTATGAGGGAAAAGGGGCCGAAGTCAGTAACAGATAAACAATTTACAGGTGATTTAGGAAAGTTCATGACTTGACATTTCAAAAAACTATAGTATAATATACTTAATAAGTATTAATATAACATCATAGGGCACGATCTAAAGTTCGCCGTGGTTGTGCTTTGTGGTGTTTTTTTATAATAGGAAAATTTATGGTTAAAGCAGTAAACGTAGAAGATAAGAATGAAATTACCGGAGTAGGCGATATGTCTGATGTAACAATAGAGAATCCGGAAGAAAATGTAGAATTTAAGATAGACTTTGATGAAAAGGTTCACGATTTAGCTCCTGTATCTAAAAAGGCAATAGGCGGTACTGAACTTATGCGTAACTGGCTTTATGAAGAAGTAGAACAACGTGAACCCGGCTTATTAGATGATTTTCAGATTATTAGTACAAGAGTTAGAGATTTAGAAGAAGGGAAAAAAAGAATTCTTTGGATACATGATTTAGCATCTGATCCAGAAGTACAACATTTAAAGGATAAAGATAGTTTAGCAAGATTTGAGAGAATTGTATTTGTTAGTCATTGGCAACAATATCAATTTAATGCATATCTTGGTTTACCTTATGATAAAGGTGTTGTAATACAAAATGCTATTACCCCAATTCCTGCTCATGAAAAACCTAAAGGTGATAAAATTAATGTGTGTTATTTTTCTACACCTCATAGAGGACTTGAAGTATTATTAAACGCTTGGGATTTTATGAGAGATACCCTTAAGGAAGGACATAATGCAGAATTGAATATCTATTCTAGTTTTAAGATATATGACAGACCTCACATGGATGAACAATTCAGGCACATATATAAACGTGCTAGAGAAACGGAGGGTGTTAATTATCATGGCACGGTTGATAATAATACAATTCGTGAAATGTTACCTAATATGCACATCATGGCTTATCCTAGTATTTACGAAGAGACAAGTTGTATTACTTTAATTGAAGCGTGTAGTGCGGGTTGTTTAGCTGTAGTACCTAGTCTTGGTGCACTACCTGAAACTGGAGCAAACTTTCCTTGGATGTATGGATATGAACAGGATCCGGCAAAACACGCACAAGTACATGGCCATATTTTAGGTCGTTCTATAGAACATTATTGGGATGATGATATACAAAATCTATTAAGAATTCAAAAAAGTTATTTTGATATGTTTTATAATTGGGCATTAAGATCGGGCCAATGGCAGCAGTTCCTTCATGCGGTTAGATCACCCATTGAGGTTCAGCAAATAATTGATGAAAATAAAAAGAAAGATGGCACTACTAGTTGACTTTTCTCAAATCTTTATAGGTACTTATATGACATCATCGAAATATGGTGATGCTAGTATGAACGCATTGAGACCACACGTTTTAAATACCTTAAGATTATACAGAAATAAATTTACAAAAGAATATGGTGAATTGATATTATGTTGTGATTCACCTAAATCATGGCGGAAAGATATTTTCCCGAATTATAAGGCGTCAAGAAGAAAAGCGAAAGCAACGGGTTCTGATATTGATTGGCAGGATTTATATGACAGTCTTAATTTATTGAAGTCTGAATTAACGGAATGGTTTCCGTATAAAGTCTTACAGGTCGAGGGCGCAGAGGCGGATGATATCATTGCTGTTCTAACAAGATTAGCACATGAGAGAACTTTAATATTATCAAGTGATAAAGACTTTATACAGTTACAAGGATTTAATGTTAGGCAATATTCTCCTATACAGAAGAAATTTGTAGAAGGTGATCCTAAATGGTCTTTACATGAGAAGATTATAAAGGGTGATGTTAGTGATGGTGTTCCTAACATTTTGTCTGATGATAACGTTTTTGTAGATGAAGGTAGACGACAAAGGCCTATAACAAAGAAGAAAATTGAAGCATGGATTGACCTTGATCCAGAGATGTTCTGCGATAATGAAATGTTACGTAATCTAAATAGAAACAAGCAGTTAGTTGATTTGGGTGAAGTACCTGAGTCAATTTGTATAAATATAACTAAACAATTTAATAAAACACAAGTTGGAGACAGAAAGAGATTACTCACATATTTTGTGGAACATAGATTAAAGAACCTAACAGAAAACATATCGGAGTTTTAATTTATGGCACTTAGTATACCAATAATATTTGAGGATATCGCAAAAGCAAAATCTGTTACAGAACGTAAGAAGATTTTGTTAGAACATGAATCCAACCCATTAAAGGAATTGTTAAAATATGCATTTCATCCAGATATCAAATTCTTGCTTCCAGAGGGGGCACCGCCATTCAAAACGGTAGGTTCTCCAAACGAGCACAATCCCACGTACCTTTATAACAATATTAGGAAGTTCTACCTCTTTGTTGAAGGTGGACATGACGGATTAAAGCCTTTAAGGAGAGAGCAATTATTTGTACAACTTTTGGAAGAATTACATCCAAAGGAGGCCCAAGTGGTTCTCCAAGTCAAAGACAAAAAGTTGAAATATCGAGGATTAACTTATAAACTAATAAAAGACACTTTTCCGGATTTAATACCGTAATGAAAAACTTTAAAATTCTAGAAGAGAGAATAGTAAAATTTAGGCGATTATCCAGCGAAGGAGATGAGGTGACGCGAGAAGCGGAACTTAGAAAAATGGTCTCTGAAGGTGGTGAGCCACGTTCCATAACTGTCAGATTGGCAAACCCTGTAAATGTTATAACTACATTCGATTTCGAAATGAGTACACAAACATTTAAAGGTACAGAAGGAGCATATACTTACATATCCGATTTTGATTGGAGGGAGTATTTGAGACTTAACGATTTCGGCCATGGAGACACTTATATTAAAAGTCCAAGAGGGCGTTCATAACTGTGATTGGAACGAAAACCCAAATACAAGAGGAATATGAAGAAACTGATTTTTGTTTTTTTCATAATGTTCTTATCCTTTGGAAACTTAGGAGATATTGAGAGCTCGATAACAAGCAATGAACATATACAACCAATACCAAATTTCGCAACTGCAGCAACAATCATACAGTATGATGTTGCTGAACCAGAAAAACGATTCTATTGGGGTAGTGAGATTATGCCAATATTAGAATTGTCTAATGAAGATAATAAAAAACAAATATTGTGTATGGCAAAAAATATATTCTTTGAGGCCGCGACTGAAAGTACAGCAGGACAACTCGCGGTTACTCAAGTAGTATTAAATAGAGTAAAATCTAAATCTTATCCAAACACGGTTTGTGGTGTAATCGAGGAAGCTAAGCGACACGCAAATGGTCTTCCTAAAAGAGATCAATGCCAATTCAGTTGGTATTGTGACGGCAAAGGAGATGAACCTAGAAAAGGTCGGCTATGGACTCAAGCACAAGAGTTAGCCCAACACATCTTTTTATACAAAGATAAATATATCGATATTACAGATGGTGCGACACATTATCACGCAAAATATATCGATGATCCCAGATGGGCCAGGGCAGATAGAAGGACTGCTACAATAGATCAACATCATTTTTTTAGATTATAAATTTTGAAAAAGGGTCGTCACTATCACAGCTGGC